AATATCCAAAAATCAACCTTGCCACCAAATTTAGATTTGATTGTTCCTTCATTTCTGTTAGCTGATGAAATAATAGGAGTTAGGATTTCTCGTATGTGATCCCATGGTTCTTGTAGCTGTTTGTATTCAGGAGCAAATATCCCCACTGATTTCTTCTTACATATTGCATCAGTAGCTAGGATCTCTAAGAATCTAGTCTTACCCCATCGTCTACCACATCTAACTGCATTAAGTTTAGATCCATTTAGGTATAGATCAGTTTGCCCTGCATGGAATGTTGGAGCATAAATGTCATACTTCATTAGTTTTTACTGGAAGTCCACCATGATATGTAATTTCTACTGATCCAGTATTTTCTACTTCTTGTCTATCTTTCCAGCCAAGAACATTTTTAGCTGTAAATATGGCAAATGGTTGTGAAAATGCTCCAGCCATTGCACCTTCAACGAGTATAGATTCTTGATATTCTTTGGCTTTTTTATATGCGTTAGAAAAGTTTGGATGTTTTAACTCTCCATTAGCTTTTTTTGATGTAGCCCAATCCCAAAGAGTTTCCCTAGTTACTCCAATATTACAAGCAAATCTAGCTAGTGTTGGGAACTTACAAGGAACTAATTCTCTTTTTTGTCCACCACTACGATCTTTAAGAGTTACTTCTTTATAGGGTTCTATGTTAAAGAATTCAATAAGTTGATCGCAATATTCTTCTTTGTAGACAGTTGGTCTACCCATTGGTAATAGATCTTCAGGATTTTTTCGCTTAGTCATAGTTGGGATACTATCACAAATTTACAGGATTTACTCCAAATTGTTCTTCGATAAATTCAAGTAAGGCTTGCTCGTTAATTCCATAGCGAGCTTCAAATTTCCCTTTTTTACCAAGAGAGTGAACACCGGTATTTCCTCGATGATGCTCGAAACATAGGGGGATGACTGGAGCTTGCTTTCTTGGGATGTTTCCATTTCTGATATGGTGAATTTCACATCCTGTATCTTGTGTTTCATATCCAAGATATTTGCACAAGATGCATCCATTTTTTGCAATTTTTGCATAATAGTCTTTTTCTTTTTTCGTTGTCATTTTGTAATGTATAGCATCAATGTTTACACCTTCAAATTCTGTCATGGATCTATTCCATGTTCTACTGCAAAAGCCATAATGTATTCTATAAACTCTGACATTTCTGCCACTGTGAGGTGGGAAGTATGTCGAAATACAATATCTACTCCTTGGTAATCAATAGATGGTAATATTTCAATTGATTCACCTCTTGCTCTCAACCAACCAGCAGTTAGGAGTCTTTTCCATGTATCTATTGCTCTTTTTTTTCCTGCCCATTCTACCTTTAATGATATTTTTTGGATGATGGTATGAAGTAATGCATTTTGTTCTAAGGATCTATTCTTGGGTTTGATTTCAACAATATGTCCTTGAGGAGCTTTTTTGATCGCTTCTATTGCATTAATTCTTACTGCATCATTAGCAAGAATAAAAAATTCTTTCATTTAATCTTATCAGGAAAATAAGTATATTGCCAAATGATCCTTCTTCCCTTAGGATTAGGATTGGCAACTTGTTCTCTTGTTGCGTATTTCAGTTTGATTAAATGACATAAAGCCATGGATATTTCAGTGGCATTTAAATCACAATTTCTAGCAATATCAGTATAAGTAAATGAATCTCGTTGATTTACAAGGAATTCCCTTACTTTTTTGACTGCATTACCTTTAGGTTCAAGTTTAATTTTTGGCATAATTTATAATATATCATAAAAGTTCTAATCCTTGTTGTTGTAATCTTTTGTTTTGCAATAGTTCATATTCTTTATTAAGTTCGCATCCAATCCATTTACGACCTAAATTTTGAGCAACTTGACCAGTTGTTCCACTACCAAAAAATGGATCAAGAACAATATCTCCAACTTTAGTTCCTGCTAAAATCATGGGTTCTACAAGTTCCATAGGATATGTAGCAAAATGAGCACCTTTATATGATGAAGTATTTATACTCCAAACACTTCTTTTATTTGCCATTTCATTAATTGTTACAAATGATTGTTGAGCTAAACTATTATTATTTTCTGTTCTTTTTCCTTCATAACGAATATTGCCCTTATCACTTCTCGAATCAATTCCATAAAATTTTGATGGTTCTTGAATAGCTTTATAATCAAAATAATAATTAGGCTTTTTACTTAAAAGGAAAATATATTCATGGGATTTGGTACATCTATCTTTAACAGATTCGGGCATTGGATTTGGTTTATGCCAAATAATATCTTGTCTTAAATACCATCCAAAATCTTGTAATGCAAACGCTAATCGCCAAGGCATACCTAATAAATTTTTAGGTTTAATTCCTAATTTTTTGCCGCTTGTAGGAGATTCAAAAGGTGTGTATTTACTTTGACCAAAAGATTGTTCATGTTGTCCATTACCATTACTTCCAGCATAAGAATCACCGAGATTAACCCATAAAGTTCCATCATCAGCCAATACATCCCATACGCCTGCAAATACTTCTACAAGATTATTAATAAATTGTTGTGGAGTTTCTTCTAATCCTATTTGTAAATCTTTTCGTTCAGCACCACATTTAGGACATACAGTTTTATATATTGCATCACCAACTGTTAAATCTTTATTAGCATGACCTGTGATTGTTTTATCTGAATGTTTACTATCTCGTTTATGAGAACAATTTTCATCACCACCAATCCAAGTTCCTGTCCCATAATCTCTTAATCCATAATATGGTGGACTTGTAACACAAGTTTGAACTTTAATACCTTCTTCTTTCATTTGTCGCAACGAATCACGACAATCACCCCAATAAACCTTATTCATATATTCTCCAAATAATTAATGATTGGCTGTTGAAAACTTTCAGTAAATTGTTGGCTTTTCTTATCAAACCATAATCCAATTTTTCCACTCCAATCACCATGACGCTGTTTTGAAATAATTAATGCGGCATCAGGTTCTGAGTTATCAGGTAATAGATTTCTTTCAGTTTCTCGTTCTTTTTTTATATTTCTTGAAATAATCATTACATTATCTACAAGATCAGATATTGAGCCTGATCCCTTTAAATCAAATTTATTAGCTGTTTCAGTTTCATCATTTCCTTTTCTTACATGGTGAACTAAAAAAATATGTATATTCATTTCTTTTGCAACTTCACATAATTGATTCATAAAGTCTTTTTGACCATCATAATCAGTTTCACCTTTGGTGCATTTAGTCAAAGAATCAATGATTACATGAGTTACACCTAACTCAATTGAAGCATATCTGCATAAACTAATGACTTGCCAAGTTTCTAGGCTTCCTACATGATTAAATAAATAAAAATGATCTAATTTCCATTTCATAAACTTATTTATTTGATGTTTATTAGGAATGTTTGAACCAGTTGCCTGTCTAGTCATTCTTGCTAATGTTGATACTGGTGGCATTTCTAATGAAGCCATTAATATTTTTGAACCTTTATTAACAATGTCTAATGCTATTTGTCCAAGAATTAAAGATTTACCATGACCATTTACACCAGCTAAAACAGTTATTTCTTTTCGCCTAAATCCTATTTTTTGGTCAGCATCAGGAAAAGGCAACTTATCTCCTAAAATTCCATTTTGTCTTGTTTTGAAATATTCTAAAACTTCATTCTCAAAATCTGATTTTTCATTTACACGACTGCGTATTTCTGAATATTCAGCATATTTATTTAAATCAATATCAATTAACATAAAGTTCACTCTCTGAATCAATAGTTAAAAGCGTTTTTGGGGATAAGGTGAGGATATGTCTATACCATAGGAAAAAAAACTCATCTGTAGCAGTTTTGGATTGAATCAGGTGTATTTTTTGGTCTTTAAAGAAACCACAATCGTATGGTTTAGGTCTATTTTGTTCTGTATAAATGCTTGGCATTGAAAAATCTTGATCATTTGGATTAAACCAATAAGGCTTATCACCAACAATCATAAATATTCCATTAAAATTATTTCCTCGATAAAAATGTAAAAATGCTTCTTTTTCTCCAATCATACTGGTCTCCTTAGTGATGCAAAAATATCATCATTTGATGTTTTTACAATTAACTCATCTTCCCATCTCCTATCTCTAATCCATCGTTCAGCGTCTTTACGATATTTAGATTCAGGTATTGCAATAGCTTGAGCTCTTGCTTTTTCAATAATTACCTTTATAAGTTCAGAATCAGGATTTAATTTGTTCCATTCTTTAAAAGCAACACTTTTACCTACAAACTTTGAATATGCTTTCCAAAACAATTCAAAATCACTCGTATATGTATTACTTCTCTTCTCTTCTCTTCTCTTCTGCTGACTTGAGCCTGTCTTAGGACTGTCTTTAGTCTGACTTAAGTCTGTCTTTTTAATCACTATGTCATTGATTTCATTAGGTGGTTCAGGATATTTGCTATTTACAAATCTTAATCTTTGTTTAAATCTTGGTATAAAAATAAACCTTTCATTATTTACAAAATAAAGTCGTATTAAATCTTGATCAACCAGTTCTGTTAGCAAAATTTCCATACGATTCGATTCCATTCCACGACCTGAAAAACATCTTGTTCTTAAGGTAAAATTTTTCCCTGAATAACGAGCTGTATCATCAGCAGATAAAATTAAATGAATGTAAAGAAGTTTTGCTTCATCAGAAACTGACCAATATCGTTCAGAATTGAGAAGTTCATCTCGGATTAATCTGTCAGGCATCAATTAAATTCCATTCAAAAGACAAATTATTTGTATAAATTTTGATAATTCATTTCTATCAAGCCATGTTTTTTGTTCAACTTGGCGAATCCAAAATATTGCTTTTTTGCCATCCTTAAGATCAATTAATGGAATCTCATAGCTATAACCACCATGAGTTAATATTAAAACATCATCATCAATATAAAATTGATTAACATTAAACTCATTTAAAATTTTTGTATCAAAATCAATTGCTTTAATAATATTGAACATATCATTCTCCAAACAAGTCAGGTCTAAGCATTTCTTTTGTTAATCTTCCTTCAGATAAAACGCTAATTTTTTTCAAATGTTTAATAGGTATTTGTTTCCTAGAAAGCCAGTTATAAACTGCTGTATTTCTAACACCTAATAACTTTGAAAGCTCATCTAAAGTACCAAATTCAACTTGCAAATGTTTTTTAATTTCTTCCATAAATCCTCCTTAAAAAAACGATAACACAAAATTAAGAAGAAATGCAATAAAAATAAATAAAAATATTTTAATAAACAAATAAATTTGTGAGTTATTTTGAAAGTATTTTTATGAGTTGTATGGCTGAATCAATAGAATCTATCCTAGCTACAGTTCCACCTTTCCATGTTTCAAGCCATTTTTCTTGATGACTTGTGTACTTGGCTTTGCTACTGGATTTAATCTCAACTAGGGCTGTTTTTTGATTGATGCCCACCAAAAGATCAGGACAACCTTTTCCCACTTTGCTAAGATCAGTCACACTTGCTCCCATCTTTTGCATAGCATCCATAATTTCTTGTTGGTTTTTATCAGTTCTTTTTGCAAATGTCATAGTATTTATTTAGAAGTATGATATAATAGTTTTAAGTAGTAATTTTACTACCCTATTTCACGAAAGGAATAAAAATAATGAAAAGTTATGATAGTTGGTTACAAGAACCATATTACCCTGAAGAAGATCCATTTATGGATGAAAAAATTTCAGATCGCACTAGAGAGTATATGACTGAAGGATCATTATATGATCCATTCAACTGGGAAAATTTCAGTAATGTTATTAATGATGCTCCACAAAAAGATGTTGATTGCATTTTAGACATTGCAAAAAATAAAGAATTTCTTGCATTAGGAAGATATATTTATTTAATGGTAATGGATGAAATGGAAAAAGAAGCTGAAAAGCAAGCAATTGAAGATTTTAATGCTGGTTTAATAGGTAATGACTACGAATAATCACGAAAGGATTAAAAATGAATTACAAAGAATTAAGAGCAATTAATGTTAATGAACACACTGAAAAAAAAGGTAATTTAACATACCTTAGTTGGACATGGGCTATAGATCAATTACTTTTACAAGATCCTATGGCTAATTGGGAATTTTTAGAACCTAAAATTTTTAATGAAACCATGATGGTTTTTTGCAAAGTTACAGCATTTGGAAAAACTATGACCATGCACTTACCAGTTATGGATAATCGAAATCAAGCTATTAAAAATCCTGATGCTAGAAAAATTAGTGATGCTATGATGCGTTGCCTTGCTAAATGTATTGCGACTTATGGAATAGGCTTATATGTGTATGCCGGTGAAGATTTGCCAGCAGAAGAAGAAGTTTCAGAAGAAGATTTAGCTAATTATGATAATGATATTGCCAATGCTGAAAATGTAGATCAACTTTTGACTATTTTTAAATCAGCATCTACCAAATATCCAAGAAATACAGAATTTTTA